GTTTTTTATGTAACATGTTATTGGTTTTACAGCTCCTGTCCCAGTTTGCGTTGCTAAAACTACAGAGTTTATATACTCAGATGTCGTAGAAACAGGTAAATTATAGTAAGATTCACCATAAGAAATATCACTAAACCAACCAAATAAAATGTAAAAATTGCTAGAAATTTGCTTATAATACCAGTTTCCACTTTTAGAAAAATCTTTGTATAAATTTTCCAATCTCTTACGATTTTCCCAGATAGATACTTCTTCAAAGTTCCCATCTGGAACACTTACTCTTCTGTTTTGAGCTTCTTTACAAATGTAGAATTTTTTGTTTCCTGGAAAATAATAAACGTTACCTTTTACTGCCTCTGTTAACGGAAATTTCCCATCTTCTTTTCCAAGTGCAGAGACTACTCTATCATCTATTTCTTGAGCTGTTCCTGTGTATCCTCCTTTTTGAGTATAGTTAGCTTCTAAGAATTCTTTTGTGATGAATAGATCTTTTCCAACTCCTTCCACAATTATAGACTGAGCATTAGATGCAATTAAATTAAGTTTCAATTCTATCTTAAAAGGTCCGTCGGTTTCAGGCGGTATCCAAGAAGTTTCATCTCCGTCATTCATGTAGTAGTACATTATCTCTTGCCCATTATCGTTAACAAACACACCTATTTCTCTTGGATAATACCCTGTTCTAAGGCTCACATTATCAATGTTAGTAGTCAAAATAACTGTGTCATGTTCCTGGTTTAGGGTTAATATTCCTTTCTCAACTTTTTGATTAATCAAATGTTCTAGCTCTGCAGGGTTATCATAGTTATCTAATCTACCATCGCCTATTTTAATCTTAGCAAAGTTAATTGGCTTATTCTCTGCTTGGATTTTAGCCAAGTATTCTCTACCTTTTTTAGTTATCCCATTGAATTTCATTTGCTAATACCTCCTATAACTTGTTTATATGCTTTTATGTAAATAGCATTATTTACAGTAAAATCTTTCTTTTTGTTTTCTTTAGTTGCTAATAATGTTACCTCTTTAAAGCCAGATATGTAGTACTTAGATGTGTTTATTTGCTTAAGCTCTATATAGTCTAAATGACTTCTAACGTTCTTATTAGCTTCTATGTTTTCCATTAATTCTCTATACTCATTTGGATCTGTTATTTTCTTATCGGTATAGATTCTAAAAGTACCAGGTCTACCATTGTAGGCAGTCCATTCTTTTACATCAAAGCCTTTGTACAATAGACCACACACATCTTTTAATATCTTAGTTGTTCCCATATTAATCTTAGAAAATATAGCTCTTTTATCTATTTTTTTCTTTTCTTCAAGAGTTGCATTTTTAGTGTATATAGAGTATTCCCATAACAGCATATTAATCTCTTGCTCATTCATTAAATCTATCATTTCAAGCTTTTTTAATTCACTGTTTATGATAGAGTTTCTACTTCTCAAGACATAGTCTATAGATTCATATATCCATTTAGTCGTAGCATCATCAAGAGTAGATACAGCAGCAATGTCTGTTAATTTCAAGTCATCAATTAATATCATATGTCTTCAACTCCTAAATAATTGATTACTACATTGGTATTACATTTAGCGAACTGATGTGGCTCTAGCTTTTTGTAATTTGGAGATGTTATAACAGTTCTTTTTACTCCAGCAAGCTTTAATCTTTTAATTAACTCATCAGGTATGATGTCTCTTCCTAACTTATTTTTTTGCCATTCTATGTATTCGTTTACTGCTGTCTGTACCTTAGCTTTTATAGAGTTAATACTAATTTCATCAGCTTTATTTATGTAATAATCAAACTCAACTTTATAATCCACAACTTCAGGGCTTTTTACAGTAACTTTATCTGTTAAAGGTCTTATTTCATCAGAATTTACAACCTTTAATACTTGATTTTTCATTTCTTGAGTAGGCACTCCATCTTTTGTAAGTACATAGATATCAACTTCACACGGGTTTGGACTCTTGATAGTAACATCAACTATTTCTGGAGATGTCGATAAAGTCCAAAATACATAAGCTCCAACCGAACCCGCAACAGAGAAAGAGTCAGGTACAAGTCTTAATCTCTCTCTATAGACCTCATCTTCTTCTAAGTCAGTTCCACCATTTGAAATGGTGATATTTTCTACTTTAGAAAAGTAAGGATATAAGTCAACCATTGTATTGATATGACCCACAGGGATATTATTCCCTATTGTTCCTGGTGTTTTACATGTAGCAATACCATCTACATATAATGCATTCTCTGTAATAGAATACTCTTCATTTGTTTCAAAATAAAGGTCATTGTATCTGATTAAGCTTCCTTTTGGTATAACTATTTTCTTTTGCTTAGCTGATATGATATGGAATCTAAAAGTAGCTTTAGCATATTGCTCTTCTAGTCTTAATCCTCTATCTCCATACCTATCTCCCAATAGGTCTAATCTGTAATCTCTAGCATATTTTAAGTAATTTTGTTTCAGATTATCATTGTAGTTTTCTTCTCTCATAGCTATAAGATAAGCAACACTAGCAAAGATTAAGCCCTCGGGCGAGTGTTTAGAGATTTTTCTTCCACTTAACTCTTCAAACTTTTCCTGCATTTGCTGTCTTAGTTCTTCAGCATTAGCTTCGATAATTTCATAAGTATCTTCGTTCATATAATCACCTCTATTTCTAGCATTATTTCCAAGTCGTTAGTTTCCAACTTTAAATCTAAATTTTTAAGCAGTGCCCTTGGTTCATACTTCTTTAAATTGGTCATTAGTAAGCCTATAAGTTTATTTTTAATTACAGGAATGTTTTTATCTACCATATCACTATCCAAAGAAAAATCTCTCATTAGAGGCTGTTCTTCTTTTGTAACTCTTAGTATCATATGTACATTTCTTACTACATCTTCTATCTCATTTTGTGGATTATAGTTTATTTCATCTTTAGAATTTATAGAAAATATCATAATTTAAACACCTTCTTTTGCAGATTTTTTACAGTGTCCTCATATTCAACTCCTAGAATAGTCTTAGCAGTTTGTCTGTACTCTATCTTTTTTTGATACTGTAAAGGGTCATCTACATACTCAAGTAAAGTTATATCTAAGTTAATATAGTCAAACTCTCCTGTTGCAGCATTGAAATGCGACAGTGTTTCGTCTATCCCAGTTATTAGAAATGGAAACTCTCCAATGACGTGATATCCTAGTATTAATGGAGCATACCTTCCCAACTCCATAAAGTCTTTTAACATCTGTAGATGTAAACTAGGAGCTTTAGTAAGTCCTGCTATCAATTCTATAGACAAGCTAACTTCCATCAGCTCTCTACCTTGCTGTCTTACTTTCCCAATGCCATAAATTGGCTCATGTTGAGTAATTTTAGCTTTTCTACTTCTTGATAATTCCTTTTTTAAAGAAAAAACATTCAAGTCACTAGCATAAAAAATTATGTCTCCTAAACTTCCTATCATGATGGACCTCCTGACATATCTCCTCCAGCTTTTACATTACCATGAGTATGAGTATTAAGATTAATATCTCCTAGCATAGCAGTACCTTTAGTATTTGTATCAGCTTTAAAAGTGGTATTTCCATCTACAGTTAATGTCTTTTTTAACTCAACATCTGCAGTAATAACTACTTTTGTGATAGGAGAGAGTGTTAAAACTCCATCTTTGTAAGAATAAAAACCACCGTCTGAAAAAGTCCTTTTTACTTCTCCTTTAGATATTCCTGATGGTCTCATAGGGCAACCTAATATATAGCCTTGTTCCATCATATCTGGTAATGATAGAACTATAACTGTTTGCCCTATCTCAAGATGATAGTTATCTGAATGTGATTCTGAGAATGGAACCAGGATATTTAACCAATCACTTATTTTATTGTCCCTGTCTGGAAACATAACTCTTGCTTTACCATTTGCTATGTCTATATCATTTACTTCCCCTTGTTTCAACATATCCAGCATTCTTACTCACCACCTTTTTATTTTTAATCTTATTTGCCTTTCTTTTTTCTCTTTCATTTTTTCTAGCTTTTTTCCTAGCTTCTTTTTCTTTTTCCTTCTTATCTCTTTTAGCTTTATCAATCGCTTTTGCTCTATCTTCAGCATTTTGTCTAGCTCCAACTTTAAAAGCTTCAATATCGCATGTGTAGTCTCCTGAAATGTTGTGAGTAACTTTATCGATTACGTATCTTCCAGCAAATCTACCAAAGCTATCATCTAGTTCTATAATGCAACCAGCACAGTACATAACATCACCATCAACAGATAAGTTAATTGAGTACTCTTGTTTCAAACTATCCTTTAGAGTTTTCTCTGCCACTTTCTTAGCTTGAGATTTTCCTTTAGTTTTAATCTTTTTAGTCTTAGCTTTTTTTACTCTTTTTTTAGATTTTGTCTTCTTAGCTTTCTCTTTAAAAGCTATATATCCTCCATCATCAAGCATTTTTTACCTCATTTCTTTTCTCAAGTTCTTCTTTTGTAATTGTCTCAACAATGTGTTTCTTCTTATCTGCATCATAATAACTAACTTCGACTTTATCGTAAATGCCTTGATTTTTCTTTTTTAGAGTAAAGCTTCTAATACGAAAATCTTTAATATTAAAGATATCAATATTATCGTTATCAATTAATGCATCATCATTAAAGACTATTAGCTTATCATCAGTAACTTTCAAACTTAGAGCTGTTTCAGATAGAACTCTATTTAAAAAACCTAAATCTGTTTCTCTATCTTGGTCTAATCTATCAAAGAAAGCATTATCACAATGTAGCTCATAACTTAATTCGTGTTTAGTTGCTATTTTAGATAACAGTTCTGATAGAGTTATTTTCTCCCAAGCTACACTATTAACTTGCTCTCTAATAGTTTGGTCAAGTGGCAATGCCAGGCATTTGAGAGAAAGTCTTTGATTATTAAAAGTAGGCTCATCAACGTAGAAAATTCCAAGGTCTAAGAACTTAGATATCCCATTTTCATTTTGCTGGATTCCCACTAAGAGTCTTGAATTTTCATCAGGATACCATTCGTTGAGCCATCTATAATCTAAATTTTCCAGGTCTAACTCTAAGTCATCTACCGCATTTTTTGAGTTATCTGTGTAAGTCATTGATGAAATGCTAGGCTGTATTTCTTCTGTAATATCTACACCTTCATAGAAAACTAATATCTTTATATTTCTTGCTATCCCATTTCTATCAGCCTCCTTTTTTGTAATAAAAAAAGAGCAGCTTTTACACTGCTCTTAGATTTCAGATTTTATTTATTTCTATTTTTATCCCATTCTGTAACTTTTTCTTGTAAAGCTTTAAACTCTTCTACACTTAAGTCTATTTTTTCTTCTTTTAGATATGATTTTATAGACTCATCATTTATATCTTTTCCTTTTTCTACTATGTAGTCTTCAAAACCTTTAACTTTTTTAAAGTCTGCATAACTTACTTCATTTGTATCTTTACTAGTGTCTTGAGCTTTTACATTAGCACTTTTTAAATCTAAGTAGTCATCTACTTTAGCTAGAATATCTTTTATTTCTTGCTCTGATTTACTTAGTCTATTAGTTAAAATGTTTAGAACTGTTTGCTTGGCTGTTTCTTCTTTTTCTCCCGTGTCAATTAAATTAGTAACAGCGTGATAATACTCAAGATACAACTCTTTCTCATCTTCAGATGGGATATATGCTCTAGCTTGTGAATAGCTTTCAACATTTTGACCATTTCTAACTATAGTATACCCATGTGTTCCAGATGTCTTATTCCAAAATCTTTGGTCTCCATAAGCCTGAATTATAAAATCTTTCATACCATCATCGAGATGTTTTTTAACATACTCAGCCATTTTTTCACCTATTTGGATATCTGTAGCGTCATCTGGCACTAGAATTTGTATCCAAGTGTCTCCAGTTTTCTTATCTGTAATTACTACAGACATACTAGAATTATCTTCTTTTACAGGTTCTTGTGGGGCTTCTGTAGCTTTTTCAGATCCACAGCCAATAAAGAAAATAAGCACAAAAAATAAAAATAATTTTTTTAACATTTTTCCCTCCTAATAAAATTATAATACCTATTGTACTATAAACTATACATAAAATCAATAATGTTGCATTATCTTTTCCAAGGTGGTAATTTAGATGTTTCTACAGCTCCTGCGATAGGAGTAATTTCAGGTACTATGATAGGAATATTAGAATCAAATACAGCGATAGATAGTAAATTAAGATTAGCTCTCATAAGTTGATGGAAATACTGTTCTGACCCATATAATTTATAACTTATCAAGTCCCAGGTATCTCCACTAACTGTCTTATAAACCTTTACTTTTTTCATACTATCGCCGTCCTTCTTTTCTTACTTTGCATTTCTTCAATTACTCTTTTAACTTCTCTAGCAATATCTGTAGCACTTCCAGAACCACCATTAATGTTGATAGTTATAGTATCTCCACCAACCGTAGTTCTTGAGTCATTTGAAATACTTCTAATTCTATCTTTTAGAGATGATACTCTTGAAGACAAAGAGCTTCTAGTTTGTGAATTGTTAAGAATTCTAGCTCCACGAGGTAAATTAGCCATAGCAGGAGAATTTACTAAAAAAGAGCTATTATTCATTTCTACAATTTCAGCACCTCTTTCAGCAAGAGTTGTAAGTCCACCGCCAAAGTAGTTAGTACCTGAGTAGTTTTGGACTACTTCTCCATCACCTTTAAACCAGTTAAAAGGATTTAATTTAGAGCCAAAGTTTTTAAGACTTTC